GTGCAGGCATACGCCGGAGCTGGAACACGCCAGAAATTTTGCACCAGCAGGATTTACAAAGCGCACGGACGGCGTGTGGGTAGAGCAGGAGGGCGTAACGATGGAAGTGAAGATCGACCAGGACAAACTTGAAAAGAGGCTGGTTGAAGCAATGAGGGAGGCGATGGGACTTGAAGGAGAAAAACGCAGTCCGCATGGTCTGGCGCTGGGATGATATCTTCCACGTCTACCGCTGCCCGGCCTGCGGCAGGCCGCAGAAGCCGCACGTCGAAGTCTGGAAAAAGGGCAGCGTGAGGAAGAGCCTGCCGCGCCGGTGCCAATACTGCCAAGCGACTATGGAAGGAATAGAAGGAGAAGAAAATGATCATTGAGATTTTGGAGCTTGCTGCCGCACTGGAGTGGATCGCGCTGGGCGTGCTGGTGTTTTTTAAGCTGCGAAGACTGAAAAGCAGGATAGACGCGTTGCTTGAAGAAATGTGGCCGAAGTCTCCGGCTACACTGCGAGACGAGACACAAAACGGACCGGGTCCAGATCCGGCCGGGAAAAAAGGCCCATGGCCAATCTGCCCGGAATGTTGGGCTGTGGGCTGCTGCCGCTGGGACGAAAAGACAGATACGTGTACGTGTACGGCGTGCGGGTACACAGAAGAAGGGACTGCCAGTTGAACGCATGGCCGGAATCTCCGGCCACGCTTTGAGCGGGCAGAAGACCTGTAGGGGCGGACGGCTCTGTCTGCCCGGGAGAAAGAGGTGTGAATGATGGCAAAGAGGCACAAGCGCCGCCTGTTTACAGGGGCGGTATGTACGCAGATCGTTTATACCGTGTCCGATGGCGCGGACCAAAAGACCAGCAAGCCGCGAAAGCCGCGCTTCCAGACGCAGGCGGAGCGCGATGAATTCAACAGCAAGCAATCGCTGGATCGGCTCGTTGCGCTGATGAACGCCAATTTCTCGCCCACAAGCCTGTATTCCACCCTGACATTGGATACAGAAAACGAGGTACATACCGCAGAGGAAATGCGCAGAGTGCGCGACAACCTTGTGCGCCGCATGCAGTATCACTATCCGGAGGCCAAAATCGTTGCTTTCTACGGAAGAGGAAAAACAACCAATCGCTTCCATTTGCACCTGGTAACAGAGGGAATCCCGGAAGAAGCTATCGGCGGGCTTTGGGGGCTCGGCAGCGTGATCGAGGTTCGGCACCTGCGAAAGCACAACTATTATATAGATGAGCAGGGAAACAAGGTCGACCACGGCCAGGACTACACAGCACTTGCCAGTTATCTGCATGCGCACTGGAGAAAAGAATTCGGCGGCCACCGGTACAAGGCGACGCGAAATTGTATCCGACCAGAGCCGGAACCTGCAACCGAGGCCGTGCGCGAGTACAGTCCCAAGCATCCACCCGTCGCTCCGCGCGGCTATATCCTCGTCGAGGCACGGACGACAAAGTACGGGTATCAATATTATAAGTATGTAGTCGATCCAAGATCAGAGCACAAGCGGAACGGGAGCCGCTTAAATTAAGCCTTGTATATGCGTAAGGTTTTAGCACGAAGCAGGAAGGAAGTGGGAAAGTGTCAAAGACGAGATACTGGTGGTACTGGAACGTCTGCCGCACCATCGGCGAATTCCCGAAACTGGACAGACAGGTTCGGGACATGAGTCGCCAGAAGATCACGCCGGGATATTCTGCACAGCCGGGCGGACATTCCTCCGGGCGCGCCGTCGAGGATATCGCTGTGCGCGTTTTATCTTCGCGGGAGTACGAGGACTATGCTGCCGTGCAAGCCGCGATCAATACCGCACAGACATGGCGGGACGGAGCCGATGTGCTGGAGATCGTGCGCCTGCACGCATGGATCTGGCCGAGGGAAAGCCTGGAATCCGCCGCGCGCCGGGTGCATGTCAGCCAGTCGACAGCCAAGCGCATGTATAGCCGTTTTGTATACGAAGCGGCGTGGGAGCTTGGCTATCGCAAAAATTGAGCCAACAGGGCCAAAAAAATGTGCTACAGTGATAGCGTGAAGAATTGGAGGGAACAGGATGCAGCCATGGGCCGCGCGCTTTTACGCATCCGCGCGCTGGAAGAAATGCCGCGCCGGGTATATCAAGTTCCGACGGACCATCGACGGCGGGCTCTGCGAAGAGTGCCGGGACAAGCCGGGCTATATCGTCCACCACAAGCGGGCGCTCACGCCGGACAACATCACCGACCCGGACATCAGCCTGTCCTACTCCAACCTCGAGTTCGTCTGCAAGGACTGCCACGATCAGTTCGACGGTCACGGCGTCACAAAAGCTCTGACGCAAAAAATCTTCTTCGACGCCGCTGGCGACCCGATCCCCCCCGTCGCGCGAGGCCGGGGCACCGGCTGAATCACCGCACGCCCTACCTCGGAAGAATACGCAGGCCGTTCGCGAGGCCCCCCTACAAAAGCGCGGCGATAAGTAATCTACGCGCACGCGCGGACAGACGGCAAAAATCACGCGAAAAGGAGGCGTTTTCTGTGGCGAATCAGCGGGAAAAAACCAAAGAACAGCGGATCCGCGCGGAGAAAGCGCGCCTGAAAAAGCTTTACCGGAATCTGCCGAAGGAAGCGGCCGGGACCGTCGCGGGCCTCATCGATCAGGCAGCATTTATGCGCATCGAATGCGAGGACATGGCGGACGACCTGCGGGAAAACGGCTGGACGGAGAAATTCCAGCAGTCGGAGCGACTGGAGCCATATGACCGCGCCCGGCCCATCGGGCAGGCATACAACTCCACGAACGCAAATTATCAGAAAATCATCAAGCAGCTGACCGCGCTCCTGCCGAAGCCGGACACCGCGCCGAAGCAGGAGGACGACGGCTTTGCAAGCTTTGTCCGGGAGCGTGACGAGGCATGAAGCTCACGCGCTACCCGGAGACCTACAACCCCATCCTAGAATACTGGCAGGCTATCCAGTCGGGCCGCGAGACCGTCAGCCTGAAAGTCCAGAAGACCTACCGGCACGTTGTAGAGCAGCTGGAAGCGGAAAACTCCGAGTTTTACTACTCGACGAAACGTGCCAATCACGTCCTGGAGTTTTTTGAGAACTACTGCCACCACTCCAAGGGCAAGGCGGGCGGACAACTCGTCAAGCTGGAGCTATGGGAAAAAGCGCTGCTGGCGACTGTCTTCGGGTTTATCGACATCGAGGGAAACCGCCAGTACCGCGAAGCGATCCTCATTGTCGGAAAGAAAAACGGCAAATCGCTGCTGGCATCCGGCGTCGGCCTGTATCTCCAACTTGCGGACGGCGAAGCAGGCCCAGAAGTCTACGCCGTCGCGACCAAGCGCGACCAGGCGAAGATCATCTGGCAGGAAGCAAAGCGCATGGTGCAGAAGTCACCGGCGCTGCGCAAACGGACGCGCTGTCTGGTCGGCGAGGTAGACAGCGATTATAACGACGGCGTATTCAAGCCGCTATCCTCGGACAGCGACACGCTCGACGGTCTGAATATCCACGGGGCCATGATGGACGAGATCCATCAGTGGAAAAACGGCAGACCGCTGTACGACATCATTGCCGACGGCGATCAGGCCCGCGCGCAGCCGCTGCGATTTATCACCTCCACAGCCGGCACCATTCGAGAGGACATCTACGACGAAAAATACGAAGAGGCAGAGCGCATCATAAACGGCTACGAAGATCCGGACGGGTACCACGACCCGCGCCGGATCGCGTTTATTTACGAGCTCGACAAACGCAGTGAGTGGACGGACCCGGACTGCTGGAAAAAGGCAAATCCGGGCCTCGGGACGATAAAGTCCTACACGGCCCTCAAAGAGCGGGTCGAGCGGGCGGAGAAAAACCCGGCCCTCGTCCGAAACCTCGTCTGCAAGGATTTCAACATCCGAGAGACCTCCAGCGAAGCCTGGCTCAACTTTGAGCAGCTGGACAACCGCGACACCTTCCAACTCGACAGGGAAAACCGCCGCCTGATCTGGCAGCACCACATGGCGGACGGGAATGTGCAGGAGCGCGTCCTGTCCTATCCGCGCTACGGCATCGGCGGCGCGGATCTGTCTAAGACCACCGACCTGACGGCGGCGAAGGTGCTGTTCCAAGTGCCGGAGCTGCCGGAGATCCTGTTTGTGCTGCAGATGTACTGGCTGCCGCAGGATCTCTTGGAAAAGCGCGTCACGGAGGACAAGATCCCATACGACAAGTGGAATGAGCGCGGGCTGCTCAGATTGTCAGAGGGAAACAAGATCCGCTATGAGGACGTCAAGGCATGGTTTGTCGAGGTGCAGGAAGACCTCGATATTTTTCTGCCGTTTTTCGGATACGACGCCTGGTCTGCGGCCTATTGGGTAGACAGCATGGCGGACTACTTCGGGGCAGAAGCCATGATCCCAGTGCACCAGGGCGTAAAGACGCTGTCCGAGCCAATGAAGCGCTGCGGAAACGACCTCGAATCCAAGCGCATTATTTACAACAACCACCCAATCGACAAGTGGAACCTCGCAAACACCGCCTACGACGAGGACAAAAACGGAAATATCCAGCCGCACAAAACGAGCAAGTCCACGCGCCGCATTGACGGAACGGCGGCCCTGCTCGATGCCTACACGATCTACGATCAGAAGCAGGCAGAATACACAAGTATGCTCTAGGAGTGAGACAATGGGATTTTTTAAAAACCTCCTGACGAATATCACGACCACCAAGCGCGTTTCGACCGTTCAGATGGTGCAGGAACGCGGGAATGGCTTTTACAGCTACAACGGCAAAATGTATCAGTCCGACATCGTCCGCGCCTGCATCCGGCCGAAGATCAAGGCCATCGGCAAACTGACGGCAAAGCACATCCGGGAAACGGTCACGGCCTCGGCGCGGAAGATCGCCGTAAACCCGGAACCGTACATCCGGTTCCTGCTCGAGGAACCGAACCAGTACATGACAGGCCAGCTGCTGCAGGAGAAGCTGGCCGCGCAGCTGGTGCTCAACAACAACGCCTTTGCCGTCATCCTCCGGGATGAAAACGGCCTGCCGAACGCCATTTTCCCGGTCGCGGCCATGCAGGCCGACGCCGTCTACGATGCGGGCGGGAACCTGTACCTGAAATTTTATATGCAGAACGGCAATGTGCTGACATTTGCCTATGACGACGTGATCCACCTGCGCGGGGATTTCTATGAGAATGATATCTTCGGCGACCCCATTGCTCCGGCCATTGTGCCACTGATGGAGATCGTCACCACGACGGATCAGGGCATCGTTAAGGCCATCCGGAATAGCGCCGTCATCCGCTGGCTGCTGATGTTTGCATCGTCCATGCGCCCGGAGGACGTGACGCAGCGCGCGAAGGACTTCGCCGCGAGTTTCCTCGACGTTTCCAACGGCACGGGCGTTGCGGCAGTCGACGCAAAGGCCGAGGCCAAGCAGATCGACCCCAAGGATTACGTCCCGAACGCCGCCCAGATGGACAAAACCACGCAGCGCATCTACGCCCTGTTTAACACCAACCCGCATATCGTCACATCCATCGCGACGGAGGACGAACAGAGCGCGTATTTTGATGCCGAGATCGAGCCGGTGCTGAAGCAGCTCAGCGGCGAGTACACCCGCAAGCTATTCTCCCGGCGCGAGCGCGGCTGCGGGAATCGCATCGTATTCGAGGCCTCCGCGTGGGACTTCGCGTCGACATCGACAAAGCTCAATCTCTTACAGCTGGTCGACCGCGGCGCGCTGACGCCGAACGAATGGCGGCGCGCATTCAACCTCGCGCCGGTCGACGGCGGAGACAAGCCCATCCGCAGACTCGACACGCAGCCGGTCGACCGAAATACCACGCAGAAAGGAGATGAAACCACATGAAGATCAGCATTCGCGGGCCCATCGTATCCAGCAATCGGCACCGCCTCTATCAGTTTTACGGAATGGAGGCGACGAGCCCAAAATCCGTAGCCGACGCGCTTGCCAAGGGAAACGGTGAGCGGGCAGAAGTTGAGATCAATTCCGGCGGCGGCGAGATCTTCGCCGCAAGCGAAATCTACACCGCCCTGCGCAGCTACGCCGGCGGCGTCCACATCCGCATCGTCGGCCTCGCGGCCTCGGCCGCATCCATCATCGCCATGGCGGGCGAGTCGGAAATGACACCGACCGGCATGATGATGATCCACAACGTCCAGACAGAGGCCAGCGGCGATTACCGCCAGATGGAGCACACCGCCGGTGTCCTGCGCGACGCCAACCACGCCATTATCTCGGCCTACGTCGCCAAGACCGGAAGGCCGGAGGCGGAGATCGCCGCCATGATGGACGCAGAAACATGGATCACAGCGGAGCGGGCCGTAGAACTCGGACTCGTTGACCGCGTGATGCAGCCGAACACCGGCCAGAAGCCGCTGGCAGCGGATTTTTATTCCGGCATGCTCAGCGAAGACGCGCTCCGGCGCGCGGAAAACTTTTTAAAAGGTCAGGCCGCAGAGCCTGATTTTTTTATGCCCGAACGGGCGCAGGCAGAAGCAAAACTGAAATTTTTAAAACTCAAAGGAGAATTGAAATGACAAAGGAATTTTACAACATCCAGCGCCAGAAGCTCATGGACGACGCCCAGAAGCTGCTGGACGAAGGCAAGACCGCAGAGGCGCAGGCCAAGATGAAGGAAGTCGAGGCCCTCGACGCCAAGTTTGAGGAGGAAGCCAAGATCCAGGCGAACCTCAACGCACTTGCGGGTCAGAAGGTTGCGGCACCGGCTGCGGCCGCGCAGTCCGTCGACCTGTCCGGCGGCGCCAAGACCCCGGACGTGCTCGACCGGTACGACACCGACGAGTACAAGCGGGCCTTTATGAACTATGTCCTGACCGGCAAGAAGATCCCAGCAGAGCTGACCAACGTGGACGCCAACACCAAGACCTCCGACGTCGGCAGCGTCATCCCGACCACGACCATCCAGAAGATCTACGAGAAGATGGAAGCCATCGGCATGATCCTGCCGCGCGTAACACACACGTCCTACGCGGGCGGCGTCCAGGTCCCGACCAGCTCGGCCAAGCCGACGGCCTCCTGGGTCGCCGAGGGCGAGGGCTCTGACAAGCAGAAGACTTCGACCGGCAAGATCGTCTTTGCGTACCACAAGCTGCGCTGCGCGATCTCCATGTCGCTGGAAGTTTCCATCATGGCATACCCGATGTTCGAGGCACAGTTTGTCCGGAACGTCGCAAATGCAATGGTAAAGGCGAAGGAGAAGGCCATCATAAACGGCACCGGTTCCGGCCAGCCGAAGGGAATCCTTGCGGAGGCCGCCCCGACCGGCCAGAACATCGACATTGCCGCCGCGACAACTGCTCTGACCTACAAGGATCTGTGCAAGGCCGAAGCTGCGCTGCCGCAGGCATATGACGGCGCGGTCTGGTTCATGTCCAAGAAGACCTTCGAGACGCAGATCGTCGGCATGGTAGACAACAACGGCCAGCCCGTTGCGCGCGTCAACTACGGCATCAACGGCAAGCCCGTCAACTACATCCTCGGCCGCGAGGTCATCCTGACCGGCGACTACCTGCCGGCCTTTGCGGAGTCGGTCACGGCCGACACCGTCTTCGCCTTTATGTTCGATCCGGCGTACTACCTCTGGAACGAGAACATGGGCATGACGGTAAAGCGCTACACCGACGAGGACACCGACGACGAGGTCACAAAGGCAATCGAGATCGCCGACGGCGCGTGCACCGACGTCAACAGCCTCGTCACGCTGACCAAGAAGAAGGCCTGACGGCGCGCGGCCAACAGGGAGGGATAACCAATGGCTTTGATCAACGTTGCAAAAACCGCCCTGCGGCTGACCACGAACGCCCTTGATGAAGAGCTAAAAGACGAGATCGACGCCTGCCTCATGCGCCTGCACCTTGCGGGCGCAGAGGGAGCGGACGAAGATCCGCTGGTAAAGGACGCCGTCCGCGCATACGTCCGCTGGCAGCATGATTTCTGCGGACGCGGCGAGGAATGGAAGACCTGCTTCGCAGATATCCGCGACGCCATGGGACTCTCGGACGATTACCGGGAAGTCCCGGCCAGCGGCGGAACAGGAGGCGCGTGCTGTGATCTTTGATACGCAAATCACGCTGCGCCTGTTCTCCTACCCCATCGTAAACGGCCAGACGACGGAAAAGCCCGAGCGGGAGACCACCGTCTGGGCTGCCCGCAAGTCCGTAAACCGCGCCGAGTATTATCAGGCCGCACAAGCCGGCAAGCGCACGGACGCAATTTTCCGCATGCACAGCGCGGAATACGGCGGCGAGCAGCAGCTCGTCTGCGGCTCCGACGTCTTTGACGTCGTCCGCAGCTACGGGCAGGAAACAGAGGAAATCGAGCTGACCTGCAAACGGAGGGACGGCGCATGATGATCTATGAGGCGCTATCAAGCCTGAGCGTTCCGGTCTGCCACCCGCCCTATAAGGGCGCGGAGGAAACCTACATCACCTATCAGCTGCTCGGCCAGTCCGGCCAGATCTACGCCGAGGGTGGAGAGGCCGAGACCGGCGTGCAGTACGCCGTTTCCATCTTCGCCGAGGGCTTTGCCGCCGATCTGCTCCAGCGCACGAAAGCCGCGCTGGAGGCCGCAGGCTACATTGCTACCGTCGACATGGAGACCTACGACAAGGAGACGGGCCGCACGCAGATCGCGCTCATCGCCGAGACGGAGGGCGCAGCCTATGGCTAACATCTCTATCACCGGTGTCGACGAGCTCATGGCCACGCTCCAAAAAGCGAATGTCTTTGATGAGAACATGCAGAAGGAGCTCCTGTACGCCGCCGGGGATATCATCGTCGAGGAGCTGCAAAATGCCGTCCGGGCGAGCGGGTTCCGAACGGAAGCCTACGCCTCCAGCGTGAAATACCGCAAAACCATCAAACGCGACAAAAACGGAGACCCGTATATCACCATCACGGCAGTCGGCAAAAACGAGCACGGAACGCGCAGAGCGACCGTGCTTTTTGTTTTGAATTACGGCCGTGCGAAGGGGTACGGGCAGATCACAGGAACTTATTTTTGGACAAAGGGTGTCCGCAACGCGCAGAAGCGCGTGAACGCGGAACTCGAAAAAATCCTCACACAAAAGCTGAAAGAAAGGGGCTTACTGTAATGCCTAGTTTTGACTTACGCGGCATCCGGGCGGGAAAGTATAAAAACACGTCCGGCATTGTGACCTACACAGAGCCGACCGACGTCGGCGACGCCATGAGCGCGCAGCTGGAACTCAAGTTCGCCGAGGGCCGCCTGTACGCAGAATCCAAGCTTGCCGAATATATCAAGCTTGCCACCGGCGGCACGATCTCGCTGGCTGTCAAGTACATCAAAAGGGCCGCACAGGCCATGCTCTACGGCTGCACATCCGATACGAGCAAGGAAAATCTGAAATTCTCGGCCAAGGACATCGCAAACTATGTCGGCGTCGGCTTTTACGCGCCGGACAAGATCGACGGCGTGACCAAATACACCTGCGTCTGGGTGCCGAAAGCGCTGTTCGGCCCGCCCTCACTGAGCTACCAGACCAAGGGCGAGAACATCCAGTTCAACACGCCAACCACGACCGGCGAATTCCTCGCGGACGATTCCGCCGACGAGCTGCTGCTCGAGACCGAGACCGTCGACACCGCGGCGGAGGCCGTTGCCTGGATCAAGGGAAAGCTGGGTGAAACTTGATGGAAACGACCAAACTGAAAACCATTGACTATGAATTCGAGGGCCGGGTATACCGGCTCTCCTGCAACATGAACGTCCTTGCCGACGTGCAGGACGAATACGACGGCAATCTGCTGCGCGCGCTGAATACGGTGCACGGCCTCAAAAGCACGCTGGCATTCCTTGCCGCCATGCTGACCGACGCCGCAGACACGCAGGGCATCACCGACGAAAACGGCTTTCCGCTGCGCTTTACCAGCAAGCAGCTGGGCCGGAAGCTCACCATGCACCAGACGCTCGAGGCCGGGACGCGGATCTACCCGCTGATTCAGGCTGCAGTCACGCCGCCGGAGGAAGAACTCGGTGAAAAAACGTCGGAAGACGAAAAAAACTGACACCGCCGGGGAAACCGAAGCAGCTGGGCTTTGATTTCCCCGGCTTCCTCGCAATCTGGCTCTTCCGGCTGCATCTGCCGGAGCGGGATTTCTGGAAAACCATGTCCCCGCGCCGCATAACGCTTCTGCTTGACGCGCTTGCGCCGCAAAAGCAGCCGGAGCAGCAGGAACAGCCGCAGAGCCTGTCGGCCTATCTGAACGGAGGCACCTAACATGCCGAACATCAATACAAAATTTACGCTTTCGGGCGAAAAAGAATACAAGCAGGCCATTTCCGAGATCGGCAGCGGCATGAAAGTGCTGGACTCGGAAATGCGCAAGGTATCCTCTGCCTACGCGCAGAACGCGGACAGCGTAGAGGCCCTAAACGCCAAGAATGACGTCTTAGAGCGCAAGATTTCCACGCAGGCGGAGAAGATCGAGTATCTCAAGGCTGCGCTCCAGCAGTCGGCCGAGAAATACGGAGAGGCAGACAAGCGCACCATGCAGTGGCAGACCAGCCTCAACAACGCCGAGGCTGAGCTGAACAATCTCAACAACCAGTTTGACGAGAACAAGCAGAAGATCGCCGACTCCGGCAAGGAGATGGGCAACCTCGGCGACGTGGTAAACGGCCTGACGTCCAAGCTCGGAATCCAGCTGCCGGACGGCATGAAGTCCTCCATGAACGCCATGGGGAGCCTCGACGCGCAGTCACTGGCGCTGGCGGGCGGCTTCGCTGCCGTCGCGGCGGCGATCGTCAAGGTAGAAAAAGCCATGATCTCCATGACGAAGGAGTCCGCCGCCTTTGCCGACAACATCATCACGCTTTCCATGCAGACGGGGCAATCGACACAGCAGCTGCAGGAGTTTGCCTATGCGTCTGAGCTGATCGACGTATCCGTAGACACCCTGCAGGGAAGCCTGACAAAGTTGACCAACAACATGCAGGACACGATGAACGGCACGGGCAACGCGAAGGCATCCTTTGATAAGTTGGGCGTTTCCGTCATCAATGCCGTTGACGGAAGCATGCGCAGCGCGAACGACGTTTTCTACGAAACGATTGACGCGCTCGGGCAGGTAAAAAACGAAACTGAGCGGGACGCAATGTCCATGGACATTTTTGGCCGTTCGGCGCAGGATTTGAATCCGCTGATCATTCAGGGCTCGCAGACTCTCAAGGCCTACGCAGACGAGGCGCACAACGTCGGGTATGTGCTCGACGACGAGGCGCTTTCTGCCCTCGGCGCGGTAGACGACGCATACCAGCGCCTGCAGAACACGCAGGAGGGCGTGAAAAACCAGCTGTCCGCCGAATTCGCCCCGTACCTCGAAGAATTCTACGGCGACGTGACCACCATGGTAAAGGACGGCGGCAAGGCGCTCAAGGACTCCGGCATTGTCGACGCGTTCGGTATGCTGCTGGAGACCGTCGGCGATATCCTGAACCCCATGTCCGACTTATCCAACAACCGCGTCCCGGCGCTGACCAAAGCGCTGCAGCCCCTCGCAAAAGTCATGGCGCTCATGGCCGACGCGGCGGAGCTTTTAAAAGGCGTTATCAACTTTAGCACCGGCCACATCAGCGAGGGCTGGGGACAGATGACGCACGCGCTTGGTTTCGGCTACTCCAGCGGAAACGGAAACAATTATCAAAATCTGCTCGACAGCTACACAGCGCAGCAGTGGGGGCAGAGCGCGGCAGATCTCGCCAAAGCCTACGAGGATGCAGTTGCCCGCGGCGACCCGTCCACCATCGGCATCACAGAGGACGAATGGGTTCGCCGCTATCTGGGCGGCAACGCCGCCGGAACGGACAACTGGCGAGGCGGATGGACGCGGGTGAACGAAAACGGTCTCGAGCGGATCTTTCTGCCGTCCGGCTCCCGTATCCAGACAGCCAGCGAAACGCGCTACACCTCCGGCGATACCTACAACACCACCGTCTACGTTGATCATGTGGACGACCTCGACACCATCCTCCGCATCGCCAAAAACGCACGCATCACAGCCAGAATGGGGGCGAAGTAAATGCCGACGTTTAAAATGGCAGCAAACGGAATGACTGCGGTATCAGCAGAATTTCCGGATAAAAACTACAGCAATCTCACAGAGTTTACATTCGGACAAACACCATTCTCAGATATGAGCGTAGTGAACGCGGACTGCGCCTACGTGTCATTTGCAAAGCCAACTGGGACAGAAAAGTACAAGAAAATCAGATCATTTGTACTGCATATTTTTGTAACACCGCTAGAGCTGGTAACATCGAGCAGCGGGGCCGCGTCAATTCAGATTTACGCAATAGGAACAGAAGAACAAAAAAACATCAGTGAAATCACAAAAAACAACCAACCTGCGCTTGCTGGCGTCGGAGAACGAGTAACAAAGGCTGTGACGGCCACAGGAACAACAACAGAAGTTGCGCTAGAGTGGAAAGAAAATTCACAAACAATCCACTACTACGGGCTCCAGGCGCTGAGAAACGGAGTGTGCACATCACCCGTTCTTGGATATTCGGGGAATATAAAAGAGCGGGTAACGCTGCACGGGCCGAAGCAGTCGGGGAAAGCCCCATACATCATAGTAACATACGCAGATACAACAGCTGGATTAACTGTAAATGGGATGTCGCCGACGAATGGTGCGTATGTCGCAAGAGGAAAGGCATCCACATTCACATGGAATACCGGCTGCGACGATCTGACGCTGGAAGAGATAAAGCAAGCGTCCGCTATCTTCGAGTGGCGTATCAAGAATGGAAGCACATCAAAAACGATAAGCGTATCTGGCGCGACGGCCTCTTGCACAGTCCCGGCGAACACATTCCCGTCCGGAACGCTCGAATGGCGCGTAAAGGTGACGGCAAACAGCGGCACGACAACGACGTCCACATGGCAGGAGATCACGACAACAGAAGTTACCCCGACGGCAAAGCCCGTCTCCCCTTCCGGCATCGTCATCGACGCAACAATCGTCAACCGCTTCTCGTGGCAGCACATCATTTCCACCGGCACACCGCAGAGTAAAGCGGATCTGCAGTGGTCCGCCGACGGCACGACGTGGAATACCCTCGCAACCGTCACGGGAGAAAACCAGTATTACGACGTTCCGGCGAACAAATTCACAAGCGGAACAAAATACTGGCGCGTGCGCACCTACAACACAGACGGCACAGCCTCGGCGTGGAGCGACAAGGCCGAGTTTATCGCCATCAACGCCCCGTCCGCACCGTCCATCGTGATCCAGTCTACCGGCCCGCGCCCGCGCATCACCTGGCAGACCTCCGAGCAGGAAGCCTATCAGCTGACGCTCTCGAGCGGCTATGCCTCCGGAACGGTCTACGGCACAGAAAAGGCCTGGCGCTCGCCGGTCTACCTCGCCGACGGCAGCTACACCGTCCGCGTCCGTGTGCAGAACAAGTACGGCATGTGGTCCGAGTGGAGCGCAGCCGCGCTCCCCGTTTCGCACACCGAGGGCGAGGCGATCACGCTGTCGGCCAGCGAAAGCCATGAGGCCGCGCTGACCTGGCAGACCGCAGGCAGCTATGACTTTTACCTGATCGAGCGGGACGGCGTCGCTATTGGCCGCACCGTCCAAAAGCAGTACGTCGACCACACCAGCATCGGCTCCGTCACCTACCGCGTCCGCGGCTGCTACGACGAAAGCGATAACTACGGCGTGTCCAATTCCGACACTGTCGAAGTACTGCCCGAGACCAACATGATCTGCGACCTCGAGACCGGCGTCTGGCTCGAGATGCGCCTGTCCGAAACGCAGCTGCGCACCAACCGCACCAGTTTCTCGGCCGGCGTCTCGACCGTCCATCTGGCGGGCCTTGCCTACCCAGTCGAGGAGCGCAGCGAGCAGCGCGACCGCGCCCTATCCGTCGCCTGCGCCTGGCCGCACGCGCAGCGGGCCGCCGCCCTTGCGCTTGAGGCCCTTGTAGGCCGCCTCGTCTGCCTCAAGGACCGCTACGGCAACATGGCCATCGGCTCGCTCCCGTCGCTCGAGAGCAACTGCGACGAGTTCATGCGCCGCTATTCCTTCACCATCTCGCACACGAACCGGAAGGAGGCGATCACCCTTGACCCGTGACGTCCGCTTCCGCATCGACGTGCTCCGGAACGGCGCACCCATCACGCAGCTGCAATGGGACACAGGCAGCCCACCGCAGATCATGAGCGACCGCGCCGCGAACATCCACGGCACGCTCAAGGGCAGTTTTCTTCCCAATGCCGTAGCGGCGTGGGAATCGGACGAGCTGCGGCCATGGATCATCGTAAATGGGACGGAGCACTCTCTCGGCATCTATCAGGCTGCGACCGTCAGCCAAAAAGGAAGCGCGGGCAGCACGCGCGTAGAGATCGAAGCCTACGACCGCTGCTGGCGCGTGTATACGCAAAAAACCGAGACGATCCTGCATCTTGCCGCTGGCTCGTCGTACATCACTGAGATCCGCAAGCTGCTGACAGACTGCGGCATTACGCTGGTGATCGCCGCGCCGTCAGACGCGACACTTGCCACAGACCGCGAAGACTGGCCGATTGGAACGAGCTATCTGACGATCGTGAATGCGCTGCTGTCCGAGATCAATTACGAAAGCCTCTGGTTTGACGCGGACGGCGTGTGCCGCCTCGAACCGTATCAGGAGCCGTCCGCCGCCATCATCGACTGGCGCTACGGCGTGACGGACCTGTTTCTCCCGGAGAAGCATCCGGGGCCGGACTGGTCGGACGAAACGGACATTTTTGACGCGCCGAACGTCTTCGTCGTGACCTGCAACAACCCGGACATGGACGCGGCCATGGTAGCGACGGCCGTCAACGACAATCCGGCCTCCAAGAAGTCCACCTTTAAGCGCGGCATGCGCATTACCTCCGTCGAGCGGGTAGACAATATCGCCTCGCAGGAGGAGCTGCAGGCCTACGCCGACAAGCGCCGCAACGAGTCGCTGCTTGCTACGCGCGCCATTACATTTTACACGCTCAATGAGCCGGGGCACGGCGTCGGCGATATCCTCGCCCTGACGCACGACGAGATCGGCGGAATTTACCTCGAAACCGGCTGGTCGGTAACGATGCAGGCCGGAAGCCTCATGACACACTCTGCAAAAAGGACGGTGATCGCATAATGGAGGGAATCGACAGCCTGTTTGTGACGAATATCGAGATCCCGGACGAAAACCTGCCGGAGAACTTTCTGGCGACCGTCGGCGCGGTCTATGACGACGGTCTGTCCCTCATCCTCGAGGGGCAGACCGAGGCCACGACGAAGCATTACAAGTGCAACACGTCGGCCACCTTCGCCGCGGGCGACCGCGTCAAGGTCGCGCGGATCTCCGGCAGCTACGTCGTCGAGTACGTCGTAGGTCCGCCAGGAAGCGGCGGAGGCGGCGGAACCAGCGGATATCAAGACAGAATCATAAAAAACGGATATGGCGTAAAAATGAGCGGAAGCAGGTTTTTCGTCGGCATACATGGAGATGAATACATCGGCGCGGTAAACAACTGGTTTGACGGCGGGTGCTTCGGAAAAGTGTATGTGGTGAACAACGCAAACACATACGCGACGCTGGCGTGCAATAGCAGCGGAAAACTGCTGGTCAACGGAACCGTGATCGGATAGACCACAATAGGAAAGAAAAAGCCGCCCTTTCGGGCGGCAAAGAAGGAGCTGATAACGCATGATCCAGATCCACATCACCAAAGCCTGCGCACATCTGTGCTCGCCGCCGGAGCTTCTGACGGCGGGCATGGCGAAGGCCGTCAGCGTCGAATTCGCGTTTTCATCCGACTGGGACGGGCTAACGAAGACTGCCGTCTTTACAAACGGCAGGGCCACCATCGACGTACTCCCGGCGAAATGGGATGGCGATACCGTGACCGTCCCGCCCGAGATTCTCGCCGTGGCGGGGCGCTATGCCCGCGTCGGCGTGTACGGCACGAACGCCTCCGGCGTCGTGCTGCCGACCGTCTGGGTATCGCTCGGCAAGGTGCAGTCTGCGGTGGAGCCGTCCGGCGATCCTTCGGCGGATCCCACGCTCCCCGTCTGGGCGCAGCTGCAGGAGCAGATCGGCAACCTCGCCGACCTCAAGACCTACAGCAAGGACAACCTCGTTGCCGCCATCAACGAAGCCCGCCAGTCGGGCGGCGGAGGCGGGGGCGGGGGGATATCATCCGCGCAGATCGACGAGATCCGCGTGCTGACAAAATCGGACTATGACGCGCTGGCCGTAAAGGACGCGCGGACGCTGTATCTGGTGGAGGGCTGACATGCTGGCACTTGGAATCAAACGCATTCTGGCGCTGTTCATCGCCCAGATGGGCATTAAGTCCGCCCATCTGGGCGAGAAAACCATTTATGAAAGGCCGGGCGGCTTTTTGTACATTGAACTCAAAAGTGAAGAAAGGGGTTAAATCCGAATGGCAAGCTTTTTTAATTTAACACTCGATACGCTGGCACCTGCCGGTCTATCTATCATCCTGAATGACGGCGCGCAGTACGCGACCAGCGCCAACGTCACCGCGAAGATCTCCGTCTCCGATGAAGTAACGACGGGCTATCAGATGAAGATCTGGGGCACGAAGACGGCGGAGACGGAAGAGGCTGCGTCGTGGGAGACGTTCGCGGCAGAAAAGGCCATTACGCTTCCCGACGGCGACGGCCTCAAGACGATCTATTGCAAGGTCCGCGACGACGTAGGCAATGAATCTGCGGCGGTCAGCGACACCATCACGCTCAATTCCACGATTCCCGCCGTGACCATCACCGGCCCCGACAAGAGTCGCATTTCCAAGGTCACGGGCTACGACGCAGCGGCGTTCTCCTTCGTCTGCGATGTGGACTTTGAGGAATACACCGTCCGCGTCGTCCCGGCGACGAGCAGCCTGCACACGGCGGGCACGCAGATCCCGGCGACGGGCGGCTCCACGAACGTCAGCGGCACGGAGGGCGGCTACAAGAAGAACACCGCCATCAACGTCACCATCAAGGGCGCAGACCTCGAAACAGCGTCCTCCGGCGACGGCGTGAAGATCGTGAAGGTCTTCGTGAAGAACGCCGCCGGTACATGGAGCGCCGCGTAATGGCCGCGCCGGAGCTGACATTCTCCATCACCGGCAACAGGATCTCGGCAGTGACCGGATACGACTCCATCACCGTCACATTCTCGTCGGATATCGCCTACACGGCCTTTGAGTGCCGCGCGACGAAGTCCGGCGAGGATTGGGGCCGCGGGAAGGGCGCTTTGATCGCGTCCTTCTCACAGACCCCGGCGGGTACGCAGCGCACCTTTGAGGTATACGACGATTTCCTGCTTTCCGGAGACGGAGAATATAGAATTTCGCTGTTCGCGCAGGGCGCGGACGGCAGCTGGAACGACAATTATGGATTTATCCCGTCCGGACAGTCGCAGACCATGAAAACGGCTGACGGAGAGGATTTCCTGTGCATGAAGGAGTGATCGCATGGCGTACAACAGCCAGTATACCGGCGCGCAGATCGACGAGGCCATCGGCGACGTGCGCGACAATAAAGAGGCGTGGAGCAAAAAGGAACTTCCGGCCGTCACCGCCTCCGACAACGGCAAGTTCCTGCGGGTGGTCAATGGAGCGTGGAGCGCGGAAACAATTCCTAGCGCGAATGGAGGTAGTTTCTGATGGCAACTGAATATTTAACGAACGATATAGAACTCACGTCAGTTGCCGACGCAATCCGCGCGAAGAGCGGGCAGACCGGCCAGCTTATCTATCCGGATGGATTTGCCTCTGCAGTGGCCGGAATCAAGAAAGCACCGAATACGCCGTATATGGAAGCAGTGTATGTTGCAGTGAGCCAGATCGGAGGCGGCCTAGGCAGCCACTATATCATGCGTGCAAAACTCTATAATCACACAGCAATCTACGCGTATGAGTTCTCAGGCCAGGACAAACTCCAAAACCTTGACTTTAGTGATGCTTCAAATAACATCACGGCAATAGAATCAAGCGCGTTTCAGCGGGCACAGGTGAACGGGCTGGTTCTGCCAAATACGATCAGCGTGTTGGGGGAGGCATGCTTTGGTGGTGCAGTCATCGCAACGCTGACAGTTCCGCCACTTGTGACAGTGCTTCCAGCGGAGGCGTTTGCGGAGATTCAGCCAGTCTACAATGATGCAACGGGTGAAGAACTGCCAATCAATATCATCCTGCCACAAAATCTCACCAAGATAGAAAACCGGTGCTTTATGCGTGCAGGGATTAAGCAGATCACTATACCGGATACGGTAACAGAGATCTGGGACATGGCTTTCAACTACTGTAGGCAACTTGCATCGATTACATGCTTGGCTGCAACGCCTCCGACACTCGGAAGTAACGCGTTCTACTCGAGAGCAGCGGGATTTACCATCAAAGTCCCGGCAGCATCGGTCGCGGCGTATAAAGCCGCAACCAACTGGAGTAGCTATGCAGATTACATCGTGGGGGTGTAAAGATGATTCAAAGAGAATTTTATACACAGCGTAAGGATGGTGTAAAGCTATACCGTACCTATTCTGATGCAGGAATGATGATTCGGCAGAATGAGACTGGCGCGGAATACGCCGAGGCCATCGACGTGACCGACGCGCCGTACACCTACACGGAGACGGAGACCAGGATCCCGGCGGAAGAAGCTGCGGAGGACACCGACGCCCTGCGCGCCCGGCTGGACGACGCCGAGACCGCCGCAAAAATTCTGCTCGGGGAGGCGGACTGACATGAGCACGTATACCGAGCGGGCGCGGGCGCTGCGCCCCTATATCGTCAAAAGCGCCGCCAGTCTCACCGACGCCGACGCGAGTCTCGCGCCGGAGCTTTTCACCCGCCTGACCGGCTCTGGCAGCCTCGTCAAAGCCGGCACGCGCATCAACTGGGGCGGCACCATCAAGCGCGCCGCCTCCGACCTCTGGGACACGGCCCAGAACACCCCGGACGCCGCCCCGGCCCTCTGGGAAGACATCGCCTACAAGCAGGGCTACAGGATCATCCCCGAGACCATCACTGCCGGTCTCGCCTTTGCCAAGGGCGAAAAAGGCTGGTGGCAGGACGAGCTCTACGAATCCCTGCTCGCCGCCAACGTCTGGAACCCATCCGTTAACCCGGACGGGTGGAAGAAGATCACGGAAGAAGGTACATAGCCATGGACGCTGCAACCATCATCGTCACCCTCGTCTGCGCCGCGCTTGGCTCATCCGCGCTGACGGCGGTCGTCAATGCCGTCGTTGGCGCGATACAGAAAAAGCGCGGCAAGGCCACATCGCAGGATGAGCATCTCGGCGAGATCGACAAGAAGCTCGACAAGATGCAGACGCATCAGAACGAGCAGTATCTCGCAATTCTCCGCCTGACCATCATGTCGGAAGAAATGCCAATGGCCGAGCGTCTGATCGCCGGAGAGAAGTATAAAAAGATGGGCGGGAACGGCGACGTGAAAAAATTCCTGCACCAGCTGGAGGCGCAATGCGGACATAGCAGTGCGCAATAAATTGGGAGGCAGATATGCGGGTAAAAGGCAAGTGGAGCAAGGGCGAAATGGCGCGAACCATTGTTGTGTATCTGATCCAGCTCATCACGACGGTAATTGTCTGGGCCTGCGCTCTGAAAACCGTCGCCGTCCTAATTGCAGTCATCCGCAGCCCGGAGCTCGGCGCGTCGATCGACCTGTCCGACGTGCTCGGCTTTACCGGCTGGGCAACCATCACAGAGCTTGGCCTGCTTGCCTTCAAGCGGGTTTTTGCGAAGAAAAATGAAACAGTCGAATAACGAAAGGGGTACACAATATGTATAAGCGAGTGAATTTTGAACCGATGGATAAACACCTGTCGGAAAGCATTCGGGGGAAGCTTGAAGAAGCGGAAGCGCTCATCATGCAGCTCCCGGCGGGAAGGAATAGAAGTATCGCCCTGACAAAGTTGGAGGATACAATGCTTCGTGCGAACCTCGCAATCTCTGACGCGGTTGCGACGAGAAGCGAAAGCGAAACAAAGGACTGAAAGGAGCATACATATGGACTACACACAGATCATCTCGGCAGTGATCGCGCTCATCAGCGCGCTCGTTTCGGCATTTTTGATCCCGTGGCTCAAAACCAAGATCGATGCCAACAAACTGCAAACCATCAAAACATACGTCGAAATCGGCGTAAAGGCGGCGGAACAGCTCTACGCGGCAACGGACGGCGAGGAAAAGAAAGCCTATGTGATCAATTTTCTGGCCGAACACGGAATCCGGTTCGACGTATCTACAATCGATCAGCTGATCGAGGCCGCCGTGCTGCAGCTGCACCACGAGTTGTACGGGAGTGAGCGGGCATGAGCATCAAAATTGGGCAGGCCAGTCTTGGAGAAACCGGAGGACGCAACCAGCAGCCCGGCAACCAGAGCGGCCGGGAGCTGAATATCTCCAGCTGGTACAATGGCCGCTGGCTTGGCGTCCTGCGCTACAAGAGCCGCAAAAAGGCCGAGCGGGCCGCGCAGACGTGCGAGGCGGCAATTAAAAACAGAAACATCGGATACGACATGGACGACCGGAACACGGCGTATGAGGCCGCCAGAGCCGTCGGATGGGACGTGAGCAAGATCACAAAGCCAGTGGAGACGGACTGCTCCGCGCTCATGATGCTCTGCGCCGTGGCCGCAGGCTGCGCGTCGGTCGAAGTTCTCTACCGTCGGCAGGGCAACAGCTGCACGACATACTGCATGCTGCACGATTGGCCAGCAACGGGAGATTTTGTGCTGCTAACCGGCAGCAAGTATCTGACGACGGACGCGAATCTCCTGCGCGGGGACGTGCTGGTAAGCGAGGGCCATACGGTCATGGCACTCGAAGATGGAAAGAACGGAGAGGGGGAAAAAGAAGTGGTCGAAAAGAGCAAGATCATCGTGGACGGTAAAGAAGTCGCCGTTGAACGCATCCTGAAAGACGGCACGAACTACGTCAAGGTGCGCGATATCGCCGCCGCGCTGGATCTCGAAGTGAGCAACAAGGGCAATATCGCCGTGCTGAATCACAAGGAAAAGTAAGCCCCCGCCAGGCGGCGGGCCGAAGGGAGTGACAGCAAATAACTGCGCGGCTGGCTCTGCCGAAGGAGCTAGAACACCTCACGCGCAGCGACTGGGAGCGCGTCACTGACGAGGGACTTTTAGACGTGATCGATCAGCAGATCGTGAAGCTTTATATCGTGCGCAGGCTCCCGCAGCTGGACGCGGCCGGTGAAATCGGCATCGACCGCAAAACCATCTCCCGCCGCCTGCCGCACATCTACAATACCGCCCGCCGCCTGACGGGAGCATAACGCAAAACACCCCGTGGGATGATCCCACGGGGTGCTTTTTCTATGTCCCGCAAATGGTACACAAACGCCCCGGAAGTGTCCCGCAGATGTCCCCCTCGGGAATCGGGGAAGCGGTAGACTGAACATAGAAACCGGCCGGTTTACTACTTTTCGGAGGTATTTTTTTATGGAATACGCAAGCAAGGGACTCGCGGGGACTGCGCTGGGCTTTGGCATCGGCGGCGCCGCGCTGGGTCTGGCAAACGGCGGACTCGGCAATCTGCTGGGCGGCCTCAACCAGAACAAGAGATCGGAAGCCGCTGACATCGCTGCGGCAGTCACGCCTGCCATGACGGTAGCCGCCATGCTCGCCGCGCGGCAGCAGGAGCCGATGTGCAGCGAGAATATGCCGGTCACGCGCTACGATCTCGAACGGGAGCAGAAGCTGGCCGCGAAGGACAGCGAGATCGCGCTGCTCAAGGCCAACACATACAACGACGGCAAGATGCTGGAGGTGTACGGTTATATCGATGGGCAGCTCAAGGACGTCCGTGAGGCGCTGTGCAAGCAGGCCGTCCACAACCAGCGCACCGAGGACAGCTTCGCGCTGGTCAAGCAGGACGTCGAGTCTGTCCGCAAGGAAGCCCTTGGCGCGGTCAAGATGGAGGCCGAGCGCCGCTGCTGCAACGACAATTCCATCGTGACGTATGTCAACGCGACCTTTTACCCCAAGCAGGTCGCCGACGTCACCACGGGCACCGCGACCACGGCGCAGTCGCTCTACAACCCGATCCCGAAGTGCGGCGGGTGCTGCAACAGCTAAGCAAAAGGGGCGGCAATAGCCGCCCCATCCTTAAAGGAGGAAATCTGCAATGACAGTGACGATAGATCAGGCCATGCGCGGCGCGATGCGCTACGCAGACAATGAGGTCATTCCGCACCTGCCGGGCGGCAAGGGCATCGGGGCCGGGATCATGCTTGCACTCATCATGGAGGGCAGCCGCGAGAAGATCCTCGCGCTGCGCGAAAATCCGGCGGTAAAGATGATGCAGATCTTCGACGACGCCGGAAACATCGACCTCGACAAGCTCTATAACGCGGCGCGTCCGCGCTTTGAGAACAAGCTGACCGTATCCGTCCCGCTGCTGGGCGATATGCGATTTGACCAGAACGACGTGGACAAACTCTACCGATACATGCAGGAGGCGTGACGAGATGAAGGACTATATCACAAAGCTTTACGAAAAGCTGTGCGAGGCGATGGAAAAGCCGGTGACGCTCGGCAGCGCGGAGGAAGTCGGCCTGTACGCGAAGACGATCCGCAGGCTGGAAAAGCTGGACTGCCGCACAGACGAACCGGATGCGGCAGCGTTTGACCGAGAAACGGCCATACACTGGGCCGAGCATATGCAGAACGCCGACGGCTCGACCGGCCCGCACTGGACGATGGAACAGACAACGGCCGTTGCAGAGAGCATGGGCATTCAGGCACCTGTGGTCCCGCAATGGGCGTGGGGCGTGACCATGAACATGATGTACTCGGACTACTACCCCGTCGCGGTAGAATTCGGCCTCAACCGCCCGGAGTTCTACGCTGCTCTGGCAAAGGCGTTTTTGATCGATAAAGACGGCCCCGGCCCGGTGCGCAAGCTCATGAAATACTATGAGCATGTGGTAAAATAATAAAAAGATCCCTCTCCGACTTGGAGAGGAATCTTTTTATCTTTGCACGATCATCCCAATAACACCATTTACAAATATGATGTGTTCGGATAAGTGCTTTTCTGGTACACCGGACGCGCCAAAATCCGAAACGGAAGGCGGAGCGAGGGCGAGGGCGTCGGCGTAGGTTACTTGGGAGGAATCGGCTACATTCAGGAATAATTTGAACGAATCATCATACAGATAGATCGCGTTTACGAATAAATCTATGACTTTTTTGCGGTATTCCAGATCGGATCGGTCACCATTGCGGAACTGATTGAGCCATAAGACGATGTCCTCTTTCCTGATCTGGACGCGGCTGGCGATGCGGAGAGATGCAAGATCAGCCTCCAGCGCCTGCTTTCGGGCCTCGGCAGTTTCAATGCGCTCGTTGATCCTGCGGCGGGCGGCTTCCGCCGTTGCGGAGATCAGCGCGTCGACAAGCTGATCGATCTCCTTGTCGGCGTCGCGGATCTGCTTTTCGAGCGGCTTAATGCCGGATGCGTCGTAGCTTTTTTGATACTCCGCCACAACGCGCTCGGCTGCGCCATCGATCCAGCTGTCCGTCAGCACGCAGGAGCCGATATAATCCACAATACTGGCTTCGAGTTCGTCCTTGCGCTCATTGCGCTTTTTGCAGGTGTGCTGCTTCTTCCGCGCGGCGCAGGTGTAATAGTAATACGTCGCGCCGTGCCTGCCGCGCCCGCACTCCCCTATCATCGGCGCGCCGCACTCGCCGCAGAACAGCTTTCCATGCAGCAGATATTCAACTTTCGCCTTTGCATGGCCGGGGGCCTTGGCATTCGCCTTGAGCCGGTCGCGCACGCGCTTTTTTAACTCCTTTGATACGATGGCCGGGAATGCGTCTTCGATCACAATCTCGCCGAGGTAGTCGTACCTGCCGACATACCGCTCGTTTGCGAGGATCCGCTTTACCGCGGCCAGCGTGAGCGGGTTCCCGCGCTGGTTACGGTAGCCCAGCCGCGCGCAGTCGGCAACGATCTGCTTTTGCCCTGCGCCGTCGGCATACTGCTCATGGATAAAGCGGACGATCCGGGCCTCGTCCTCATTGATCTCGTACTGCTTATTCACGACGCGGTATCCGAGCGGGGGGAGGCCGCCGAGGCTCAGACCCTTCTCGGCGTTCTGGCGCATCCCGCGACGGACGTTCTGGGCAAGCTGGCGGGAGTATTCCTCCGCCATGGCCTCCAGGATCGCCTCCAGCAGCACGCTCTCGCTGCTGTCGCCGACGCCCTCGGTCACGGACAGGACGCGCACGCCGTTCGCGCGCAGTTTCTTTTTGTAGATCGCGCTGTCGTACCGGTCGCGGGAAAAGCGGTCGAGCTTCCAGACAAGCACAAAATCAAACGCGTGCTTCGCGCTGTCCGAAATCATGCGCTGGAACTCTGGACGCGTCTCTGCATATCGCCCGGACAGCGCACGGTCGCAGTATTCGCCGACAACGCGGTATCCGCGCTGCTGCGCGTATTCGCGGCATTTGGCAAGCTGGCCGTCTATGGATTGGTCATTTTGCCCGGCGGAAGAATACCGGGCGTAGATCACGACGTTGGCAAGATTCAAATTATCCACAAAAGCCTCCAAAGATACCGCTCCGGCTGATCAGGCCGGGGCGGTAATTTTCATGTGCGAATCCAGCCGATCGATGGGATGAGCACGTCGGCCACAAGCGCAAGGGCGCACAGCAAAAGAATACCCAAGAGGATGAGCGTCACAAGCCGGTGCATGTGCAGGGACTTCTGCTGCTGGGCAAACTGCGCGCGAAGGGCTGCGTTCTCGGCACGGAGTTTTTCAGCATCGGAAGGCTCGGCAGGCTCGGCAGGCGGGACGCCGAAATGCTCATCCATTGATACGCCGAGGGATGCGCAAATCGGGCCGACGGTATTAATGTACGGCTTCGTAGTCTCGCCGCGCAGGAATTGGCTGACGGCATTGACGGATACGCCGGATTCGTCAGCGATATCCTGATTCGTCTTATGCGGCTGCATGGTGTCCTTTGCTTCGCGGCATGTTTCCCACAATTTTTCTGACAAAAACCATCCCTCCGTATATAAAAACCACACCTGTGGCAGTAAGATTTCAGAAAAACCTACGCTGAAAACCAACCCGACAGGTTTACAAACCCAACCGGCGTATGCCATGCTTCAGATACAGACGGCTCCCGGTCGCCTGCGCAAGCAAAAGCCCGCGCCGTTGTTCGGCCAGCGGCGCGGGCGAATCTCAAAAACCGAGCGCGTACATCAGGCTCGGAATGACACGCAGGATCAAGAAGCAGCCAGCACACAGCGCAAGCGCAACAACGATCACAATCTTTCGCACCTTGCGCGGCCCGGCGACGGCCTCCTCGTATTCCTCGGGCGTTAAACCGTCCGTATACTCGTCATAGAGCGGGCGGCCTGCATCATCTGGAAATTTGTTATCATAGATTCGGCAAAAATCAACCAGCGTGCCAATGCCACAAAAGCCGAGCGTAAAGAGCCAAAGAAGCCCAGTCCAGATCTTGCCGACATAAAACCGGTGCGCGCCGAAACCGCCGAGGAAGATGCAGAGCAGCAAGGCAGTCGAGCGTTTCTTCCGCGAAGATGCAGGCTGCGCCTGTGCACGAGCCTCCACTTTTGCCTGATCGCGGATATAATTCACGGTGCCGCAGCCGCAGTGCGGACAGATCAAAGCCTCGTCGTCGATCTCTTTGCCGCATTTATTACAGTACATAAACCCTCCTACGGATTGCAATCCTTACACGGCGTATACAGAGCCGCGCGCCATGCTTGCCTCATGGCAAAACCTCCAATTATTATAAGATAATTTTGTAAAATCTCATAATTGTAATTTTAGAACAGATGTTCTACGATAATTATGCGATGAAAAAAATATCTTACTTAGAATTGTAAATCAAATGGAAGAAAACCTCAACGGCAATAGTAAACAAAAAATAGAAGAGATTTTTGTGGAAGAATGGAGGCACTTATGGAAATGGAACGGAATTTGCTGCTGAAAGAGATCAAACGCCTGCTGCGGCTGGCCACAGATGCGGATCTGGATCTGATCTGGAGATTCGTGCGGAAGTTGGTCACATAGGCGCGGGAATAAAAAATAGGCCGGGGACGGTTATTCGTCCTCGGCCATTTTTTTTGCGATCTCGGCCAGCAGCTGCCACTCGTCGGCGCTGAGTTTGCTGATGATCGATACAAACCGCTTGCGCGGCGCGTCGTCGGGATCGTGCATCACGACGCCCATAAACTCCGCGATCTCCTGATTCCGCGTCAGCTTCTGCCGCATCTCACCGTCACCGGTGCGCAGCCAATGCTCATCGATGTTGAATTCTCGGCAGATCAGTTTAATAAACGGCTCGTTCGGCGTGGTTTTCTCGCCCTCTAAATTTGTAATCCCCCCGCGCGTCGTGCCGAGCCGCTCGGCAAAATCGGTCTGCGACAAGCCTGTGCCACGGCGGATATCCTTGATTCGGTCATTGATCGTCACCGTATCACCTCCCTTGACTATATTATACACAGCTGCGATGTATTGTCAATACAAAATACATAAAATAATTCTGCATAAATGTATTGACAAAACATTCAAAAGGTGGTATTGTGTAGTCACAATACAAAACGTGACAGCAAAATGTCGCAACAACGCGAGGTGAGAAAAAATGTCCGAGAAGGAAAAGCAGGCCATCGAGAGCCTGAACAAGAGCACGGAAAAGCTGACGCCTGCGCAGATGCAGCGTCTGAGCGATATCGCCTATGGTATGGCGCTGGCGAAGGAATCCAAGCAGGAGGAGCGGAAGGAGGCGTGAGACCATGATCGCCGTTTTTGGGAAACGGGGGCCGGACGGGAGATTTCTCCCCGGCGAAACTTTTGAATTTAAGCATCCCGGCGAAGAAAACGGCGAGCCCGTGATCGACGCCTTCGCCCGCTGGGCGGCGGAACGATACCGCCGGGAACAGGAACAGAAGGAGGATAATCGGAATGGATGATTTCCTCAAGTTTTTTGCCGCGAAGGTGAAGACCTACCCGATGCACCTTGAGATCACCTATAGCAAGGTGACGGACTGGGGCGTCCGGGTGTGGCGGAGGGGAACCGCCTACGACGGGGACGACGAAGAACTCGTCAACGTCCAGGACTGCGACGCGGAGCTGTGCTTCGCGGTTGCGCAGGTGCAGCTGAAAAACTGGCTGCTGGAACACGAAGGAGGATACTGAACACCATGATAAAAGCCAAAACCACCACCACCGTCGTATCCCTGATTGCGGCGGCTCTGCTGGCGCTGCTGATCACGGCGATGCTGACCGGCTGCTCGGAGGCAGACAAGGTCAATGCCAACATCAGCAAGCAGGCGGATTATTTTGAATCCGAGCGCAGGATCACCGTCTACAACGCCCGGACAGACAAGATCATCCTCGAAGCCGAGGGATACATGAGCATTTCCAACAACGGCAGCAGTGAGCTCGTCGTGACCTGCAAGGTCGGCCCCGGCGAGTACAAGAAGAATTACATATACTTGAACGACTACACCCTCTACGTGGTAGAGGACATTTCCGGGACGCACACAGACCCGTACCACTACAAGATGTACTTCCACACGGAATTCCCGGTCGATGTTGAGGTAAGGCCATGAAGATCAAGGAACTTTTGAGCCTTTTCCGCCTGACGTGCGACGTGCGGGTGGTATACCTGATGCGCGCAAGCGAACAGCCGCAAATTCCGAACAGCAGCCTCGGCTATACGGGGAGCCTTTATCTTCCGGAGAAGACGAGACAGCAGACGCTGACAAGCCTGAAAGATCTCAGCGTATTTGAGGATGGAGAGGTATCTGAATTCTGGGTCAACGGCGGCACGCTGATGATCCGGGAGGCGGGAGGCTGACCCATGGGGAAGGAAAAGACCTACACCCTCACATTGAGCGGGCAGGAGCTGCATGATCTGATCGAGGCGGCGCTGGTGAGCGAGTGCCAGGCGGCGCAGATCATTAACGGACTCAAGCGCAAGGGGCTGGACCTGGACGCGCAGAAGCTCGTTACACAAAACGCCCGTCTGGCGCGGCTCGTCAGGCGGATGCAGGAAGCAAAGGAGGATAAGCGGAATGCGGAAACTGATTCTCAGCGGAGACGATTGGTTTGAGCTGAAGCACACGCTGGAGCTGCTTGTGATCGTGACAAACAACGCGGCGAATGAGCACGAGAACATGGCTGCACACGCGCAAGTGGCGGAATTGTCTGAACGGTATGCAAACCTCGCAAAACGCGACAGGGAAAGGACGGAGAACTACAAGCGGCTTATGGCGCTGGTAGAATCGGCAGAACGCCTGCCGGAGACGAAGGAGGAAACCAATGGATAACGGGAAGTTACACGTCGAGATCGGCATGGACGGCAAAAAAACGGTATCTGCGCTATCCGGCAGCGCGCTGGAACTGAGCGCTGCTGCAGCGCGAATCCTGAACATATTTTATGCCGCGTTCTGCCAGCAGGGAATAGGCGAGGAATTCAAGAAAACCATGCGCTACTGCGTGAACCGGGAGGACAGCCCGGTATGGATGAAGGAGTTGACAGAATGAGAACCAATCTTGCAGAGCGGCTCGGGTATGAGCCAGAGGAATCGACCGAGGAGCGGCAGGCGCGGCTCCGGGAGGCATACCAGATGCGCAAGGCCATGCGGCGGCTGGCGCGGCTTGGGTGCTGCTGGCTGTCGGGCGTGGCGTTCGCGCTGTGCATCATTGCGGGCTGCGCCCACGCGGCGGAGATCGCCGCCGTCCTCGGCGGCGTGTCGATGATGGCGTTCTTCACAGGGATATGCCTGTGAAGGAGCGGAAGATCACGATCGACTTCCGCCCTGACCAGCTGGCGGACGTGATCGAGGCTGTCAACGCCTACGCGGACGATCTCAAGAATGATCGGGCGCTCCTGTGCGAAATGCCGCGCATCGACCACGAAACAACGGACGCGCTGCTGGCGCAGGAGACGCGGCTGCAAAAGCTGGCGTACTGGCTCCTGTGCGTGCAGGATGAAGCGCTATGACGGCGCAGATCTACGCGCCGCGTATGCGGCAGATCCCGTCACCGTGCGGGAAGGACTGCCCCGGCCGGGAGCCAGGATGCAGCGCACGCTGCTGCAGCTGGACGCTCTATGAGAGCATCCGGAACCACATCTACGACGTCAACCACCGGGCAAAACTCAGCCTGGAGCCGGACAGAGCCGCCATCCGGCAGATCGAGCGGGCGGCAAACAAAGACAGGAGGGGCAAGACCTATGCAGCAAAATAGTATCAGCTATCCGGGCGAACGGCCCGCGAAGCGCGCGGATATCGTCGAGCAACCGGGCTATACCGGCAAGCATTATTTCGTGGTGAGTTACGCGGGGCGGCAGCTGACCGTCCACGCAGCGGATGAAACGGCGGCCCTTTTCTGGGCGGCCAAGCGCTGGGGCTACAGCTTCAAGCGGCCGGAATACCACCAGACGGCCAGCGTGGCCAAGCTCGGATACCAGCCAGACAGAATGTTCGGATAAAAAATGCCCTCGCCCGGTTCCAGCCGGACGAGGGCAGAGAAGCCTACACTTCCCCGTAACAAGTTAAGTACAAGGAGAGTATACCATGAAAAATCCATATTTGCAAGAGGCAACGGAGATCATCCGCAAGCAGCAGGGGCCGCGCGGCCCGGTGTGGATGTGCGGCGAGCAGCTGCTGGTGTACAGCCGCGGGCGGCTGGTGTACGTGGCGGATCTCGGCCAGATCATGCTGGCGAAGCTGACGCCGACGGGAAAGGAAACAAAATGCTGACGCATCTGAGCCTGTTTTCCGGGATCGGCGGGCTTGATCTGGCTGCAGAATGGGCCGGATTTACGACCGTCGGGCAGTGTGAGTTTGCCGACTACCCGACGAAGGTGCTGGAAAAGCACTGGCCGGACGTGCCGCGCTGGCGTGATGTCCGGACGCTGACAAAGGAGAGCTTCTATGAGCGAACAGGATTACGAGCAGTTGACGTTATTTCCGGCGGATTCCCCTGCCAGCCCTTCTCCGTGGCTGGAAAGCAAAAGGGCAAAGAGGACGATCGTTACCTCTGGCCGGAGATGCTCCGAGTTATCACCGAGCTGCGCCCGCGCTGCGTTGTCGGTGAGAACGTTCCTGGAATCATCAAGATTGCCGCCGGGCAGGTGGTCAAGGATCTGGAGCGTGCTGGCTATCACGTCGTCGTGTTTAATTTTGAGGCTGCGGCTGTCGGAGCTTGGCACAGGAGATCGAGAGTGTTTTTCGTTGCGACCGACGCCGAACACGATGGATGCGCTTCCGCCGAAATCGCCGGAAGCGCTGAAGAAGGAAATGACGGTATCGCGCCCAGGACGGAAGCAGCCGTGCAACCTGCGGGACTGGGTAGCTGTACAGGAGGGGAAGAGCCTGTGGCCGACGCCGACGGCTCGGGACTGCAAGGGCGCAAACAGTCTGAAACACCTGACGCAGCAGAAGACGCCGGGGAACAACCATCACGTCCGCCAGCTGGCGAATGCAGTGAAGCTGTTTACGACGCCATGTGCAGCGGATGCGCAGGGGACGCACGGTGGGGACAATCACAGGAGCTTGCGGACGGACGTTGCTGGGCAACTGAACCCGACGTGGGTAGAGTGGCTCATGGGATTCCCGCCAGGGTGGACAGACTTAAATGCCTCGGAAACGCAGTAGTGCCGCAGCAGGCATACCAGATTTTCCGGGCACTGAAGGAGGAGATGGACCGATGGACATAGAGCAAACCGCGATTGAGCGGCTGCGGTTTGCAGCTGAAATGTCCCTGCGGGTATACAAGCAGCCGCTTGTGATTACCTACTCGGGCGGCAAGGACTCGGACGTGCTTTTGCATCTGGCGGGCAAAGCAGGTATCCAGTATGAGGTTTTGCACTCGCTGACCACGGCGGACGCGCCGGAGACTGTCTGGCATGTGCGGGATACCTTCCGCCGCTTGGAGCTGGCTGGCGTAAAATGCGACATCGATACGCACCGGACGCCGGACGGCGGGAACGTGACGATGTGGAACTTGATCCCGCGTAAGCTGATGCCGCCGACACGTCGGATGAGGTACTGTTGCTCGGAGCTTAAAGAGGGCGGCGCAGGAAGCAGATTTATTGCAACCGGTGTACGCTGGGCAGAATCAGCGAAACGGAAGAACCGCGGTGCGCTGGAAGTTTTGCATTGGGATATATCAAAACGCCTAACACTGATGAACGACAACGACGAGAGCAGAATGATGATGGAAACGTGCCAGCTTAAAGGCAAAAGGATAGTGAACCCGATTATCGATTGGAAAGACGCTGATGTTTGGGGTTATGCCGCAGTAGAAAAAATTTGTATGAATCCGCTGTATGAATGCGGATGGAAGCGCGTGGGGTGCATCGGGTGCCCAATGGCAAGGAAACACAGAAACACGGAGTTCTCGCGCTATCCGAAGATCAAGGCGGCGTATGTCAGGGCGTTTGACAGGATGCTTGCGGAACGGCGCAAGCGAGAACTTCCGTGTGCGTGGCAGACCGGCGAGGACGTGATGCACTGGTGGATGGAGGACGGCGTGCTGCCGGGACAAATGGTTCTTGAAGGAATGGAGGAGGACACGCTATGACAGACAAGGAAATCGTGCAGGCGCTGCGGTGCTGCGCGAAGGGGCTTGGACACGACGACGCGTGCGAAAACTGCAAGGTCGGAGAAATCCAAGATCGGCGGGAATACATCGAGTTTGCGGCTGCTAACGTGATCGAGCGCCTGACCGCCGAGAACGCGGCGCTGCGGGAGAAACAGAGGTGGATTCCGGTGACGGAACGGCTACCTGATGAAAGAGATGCTGTAATTATTCTCTTGAAAGATGGACAAGTATTCCGGGGCGAAATTAGGGAACGGATTGCGCTCCCAGAATGGTGGTATTTTTACGACGCATCCGATACGGACATGGACATGCTCGGAGTTATGTATCCATTGTTCGATGACGGACTTTGGCTGCACGAGAATCCGGTTGTCGCGTGGATGCCGCTGCCGGAAGCGCCGGAGGGAGGAGGCAAGGCAGATGCTTGATATTTGCCCGGTATCGCTGGCAGAGGCAAACGCGTTTGTGGCAGAGCATCACCGCCATCATAAGCCGGTCGTTGGACATAAATTTTCCATCGGCTGCACAGACGGAGAGAAAATCGTAGGCGTGGCGATCGTCGGGAGACCCGTTGCACGGTATCTGGATGATGGATGGACGCTTGAGGTAAATCGCTGCTGCACGGACGGCACGCGGAATGCGTGCAGCATGCTATATGCAGCTGCGTGGAGAGCCGCCCGTGCAATGGGCTATCACAAGCTGATTACATATATCCTCGATACAGAGTCGGGGACAAGCCTCAAGGCGGCTGGATGGAAGTGCATTGGGCAGGCTGGCGGTTTGCGTTGGACAGGAAAGCGTAGACCAGAAGTCGACCTTTGCCCAGCACAAATGAAAATTCGGTTTGAGCGGGAGGAAGGAGAAAAGGCATGATAGCTGTTTTAATCAGCATCAGACCAAAGTGGTGCGAAAAGATCATAAGCGGAGAGAAAACGATCGAGGTGCGCAAGACGCGCCCGAAGATGGATACGCCGTTTAAGTGCTACATCTACAAATGCGGAAACGGAAAAGTCATCGGGGAATTTCTGTGCGATCAGATCATCAACATTAACGGCGCGGGAAGGATCCCGTCGGATGCTGCGCGGCCAACCTGCCTAGAGCCTGCGGAGCTGCACCGATATCTCGGAGCTGCCACCGGCTTCGGCTGGCACATCTCAGATTTGCGCGTTTACGATCACCCGCGCGATCTGTGGGAGTTTACCGGCCTGCGGCAGACAAAATACGGCCTTGCACCCGGGCCAATCACCCGCCCGCCGCAGAGCTGGCGGTATGTGGAGGAAGAGACATGGAACGATTGACAAGTCCTAATATCAACGTAGATCCGGGCACCGACCGATTTCTGCACGCCGCGATCGGCGGCAAGGAAATCGAGTGGAAGCAGTGCCGGGACAGCACGCTCAACGTGCTGATCAACGGCCCGACGAGCAACGGCTTTGGCAAGGATATTTTCCGCAAGATGGCCCGCGATCTGTACGGACGGCTGAAAGCCTACGAGGACACGGGACTGACGCCGGAGGAAATCAAGGCTCCGTTTACGGAGGACACGATGATAAATCTGGCAGCGCAGGCGCTTGGCGTGGAGGCTGACCGCCTCCGCGAGCTGGCTGAGGCCGACAGGGACGGGCGCGTGGTGGTGCTGCCGTGCAGGCAGGAAGATGAACTGTGGACGTACTGCAATCACCCGGTTAAGCGGGTATATAGTTTTACCGTATCGGACGTGAGCACGCTGAACGGGAGGACTGTGCTGAATACGCTAGGTCTCGGCACGATCAGGCCAGAGGACGTCGGCAAAACCGTATTTTTCACCAGCGAGGAAGCGAAGCGGGCGCTGCGGGAAATGGAGGGCAAGAAGGATGGCAACGAAACGAATATGTGACCGCTGCGGGGCGGAGATAAACCCAACAAGCTCTGCGACGTATGTAAACGTACGACGCGCGTTCCATGAGAAATCACCTGATATTGAGCTTTGCTGCTCCTGCGCGATGCAAATCAAAGAATGGCTTAAGCCGCGTGTAGAGGAGGGCAAGTCATGACCAGAAAACGCGCAAGAAAGATCCTAATGTCCATCGGCACAAGCCGGAACCATGCAAACTGGGGGCTGATGGCAAAGCCGCGCTGGAAGACAAACGCCGGTGTGGTAGAGGATACGCTGACAATCACCCTGTATGCGAAGCTGCTGCGGAAGAAAATGGACGAGGGCAAAATAACGGAGGAATCCGCAATCCGGGCGGGAGCGATGGCAGCGAGTGAGCTTTGGCTAAAGGAGGTAAACCATGCCTGAAGAATTTATCAGCAGAACCGAGGCGTTGGAAGACTTTGAATCCTGCAACGCGGAAAATCCGAACTGGACACCGCAGCGAGTGAAAACGCTTCTGCTTCGTCAGCGCACTGCCGATGCTGCGCCGATTGTGTATGGCGTATGGCTGGAGGAAGACGGCACGCAAATCTGCTCAAATTGCGGTGAAGAACACGAATGGGATGACTACCGTGCATCTTACTGCGAGGACTGCGGAGCAAAAATGAGGAGGATGAACGATGCTTGAAGGCTATATCAGCCGCGAAGCGGCGGTGAAAGCGGCGAATGAATGGGTAAGCGAGGCGTGCATGGCGCCCGTGATGCGGGTAAGCCGATTGTTCGATAAACTTGCGAAAGTGCCCGCCGCCGACGTTGCGGAGGTGGTGCATGGAACGCCGGTGACGGAAGTGCGCACGAGGACGATTGTGGGATACCATGAGGAGATCGGAGTTTTAGCGGGAGACCGCTCTGCACTTTACCGCAGGAATATGGTGCATGTGGACATCCCGTATGACTACTGCCCGGTGTGCGGCGCAACGCTGTGCTCGCGGTGGCATAATTTCTGCGGGAAATGCGGCGCGAAGATGGACGGAGCTGCCGAATGAGCGGGCTGCGGTTTGAAAGCATGGCGGACATGCCGCCGAGGATGCGGGAGGCTTACGCGCGGCAGATGCGCGACCTTTCAGGCGCTGCGGCGCCAGCTCCCCTTCACAAGGGGAGCCATGGGAAGACGAAGTACGGCAGCCGGAAGGATACGCGCGGAGAGCTGCGCTTCGATAGCCAGAAGGAGGCGCGGCGGTACGACGAGCTGATGGTGATGCTCCGGGCTGGCATTATCTCCGATCTGCGCCTGCAACCGCAGTTCACCTTGCAGGAGAGCTACATCACCGAAACCGGCGAGCGCATTCGCGCAGTGCGGTACACGGCGGACTTTTCGTACAAATTCGGAGGCAAGCTCGTCGTCGAAGATGTGAAGTCAAAGCCGACGCGGACCAAGGAATATCTGCGGAATCGGAAATTCATGCGATCGAAATTCAAAATCGATATACAGGAGATTTAAAACAGGAGATTTAAACATGCCGGAAGAAAAAAACGAGAGCAGCCCGCACGCAGGGTGCGGCCTGCCGAAAGGCGGAAACGCCTGCCAGTACGCAAAGCTCGCACCGGATTTCTGCGAACGGTGCGGCTGGAATCCGGAGGAGCAGGCGCGGCGCAAGGCGCTGCCGTTCAAAAAGAGCGAGGACGGCCTGCTGTACAAGGATATCAGCACCAAGGAATAGGCAATCAGCCGGGGAACCTTATTTTTTGGACATATGCCGCAGCCGCTTTGCCTTGAGACGGCTGCGGGGGGAACTTTCCTCGGCTTTGCACCCGGCGCACGGTAAAACCCTCAAGCCCGTGCGCCGGGGATAAAAAAGCGCGTGTGGGACGTGCGCGCGAACGGAACCAGTCAACGTTACCCCACCGTCGGGTCGGCATCGCCTGACGGCATCGCTTGCCTCCTTTTTATAAGCCGCCTGATGGCAGTCAAGGGCGGCTCGCCCGGAAATGCGCAGCGTTTGACAAGCGAGCGCGGCGCGCCGGTGCGCAGACGGTGAAAGCCCGTTCTGCCTACGGGGGCCGGAATACCGGCCCCCAGACGAAAGGGATGTGAACGCATGAAACAGGAATTAATCAAGCTGACCTGCCCGCAGTGCGGGAAGGAATTTTACCGGACGCCGAGCTATCTGCGGCAGTACAGAACATACAAGCCGTGCTGCTCACTGAAATGCAGGAACGCAAACATCAAAGCAGTGCGGGCCGAAGGACACATACAGCGCGGAGAGCGCATGCGCGCCGAAAACGGCGAGCTCCGCCTGCCGCACAGCCGGGTAAACATCCGCATCACAAAGCCGGTAGAGATCTACCCGGAGCTGAGCCCGGCCGTCGGGCAGATCTACCCGGCGGAAAGATACAGCCCGCCCACAAACACTAAGCGGTACGGCTATGTGATCCAGTCCGGAGGCAAACGCATCAATATCCGCGCCGATGAGTGCGTGGAAGTATGAAAGGAGCATTAAAATGGCAGAAATCATGGGAACTTTTGCGCACGACCTCGACAATTTTGTCGCCTACTACGAAAAGCTGAATTGGGATACCAGCTTCAGGGGCGAGGCATGCCCGCCGCGCATCGTCATGGAGCAGTCCACGCCGCCGCTTTTCATAGTGGAGGACGGCCAAAAGAAACTGGTGCCAAATCCGACGATTCAGATTATTGGCCGCCCGGAGACTGAAGTTATTACGACCGGCAAGCTGCAGATCAGCAAGAAGGATTTCACAAATCTGTGCAACCGTGCCGCCGCTCTGCTGGAACTGTTCCTGCACGGCTTTATGCAGGAGCGCAAGGAAATGGAGGCGGCGCAGGGATGAGTAAGAAAGACAAGCGCCGGGAAGCGCTGCGGCTTGGCAAAAGGGACATGAGCTTTGCGGAGATCATGCAGGCAATAGGGGCGTGCAGGGCGGACGACTGCGACAAGTGCCTGCTGAACGGCGGCCCCATCGCAGGATGGTTCCCGGAGGATGTGCCGGACTGCTATACCGTGCTGCTCAAAAATGCCGAGGAGAAGCTACTGGAATACTACCAGAAGATCCGGGAAAACGACGCAGCGGAAGAAAATCAGAGAAAAACAGAAGAAAATATCAAAAAACGAGGAAGCAAGAGCGAGGGGTTCTTGGACTTGTGCCCCGTTTGCCCGGTATGCAACTATGTCTTCGACGAATTCAGCGTGAGCAACGATGAAAGACGGTACATCTTTCCACTTGGCGCAGAAGACACCATTGACTTTAGACTCGAAGAACCAATCATCAGCCCACAAAAATGCCCGCAATGCGGCATGAAAATCGCTGGGATTAGGTGGACGGAGCCCAAGTTTGTTGGGAACCGCAAGGAATTCTCGTTCAGCCGTCCGCCGGAAGACGTGGAGGAAAAATAGAAAATGATTTTGCTGGAATGCACAGTCGCAGTGCGTGACGGAGATCGGAAAAAGCTTCAGGAGCAGCTTGCGGCGGAGATCGGGCAGCCAGTCGCTATTCTGCCGAACGGCGTATCGTGGGCGAAAGAGCGGAATATCCTGTTCCTCTGTGACAGAAAGGCTTGCGAGAAATGCAGCTATCCACAGTGCAGGCATACGCCGGAGCTGGAACACGCCAGAAATTTTGCACCAGCAGGATTT